ACAAGGACGCACCCGAAGCTGACTTGCCCTACTGCAACGAACACGAGCTGTGGCGCAAGGAAACCGTATGGAAGTACTACGCAAAGCACGATGCCAAGCGAGCCACCAAAGACTTCAAAACCGACAAGCAAGCCGCGTACCTACGTCTGGCAACAGACGGTGGCAAAGGCTTGGTGAAAGAAATCCCAGGCGAAGTTATAGCCTGCAAATACTGCCCTGCCTTCGCAATTTGCACACAAAAGGATGCGCTTATTGCTGACGGCTCACTCAAACTCTGATCAAGGCACTCCCTATGTCCGATGACGTTATTAAAGTTCGACCGTTTGATGAAATGGTTCACCACCCCATGGCCGATAAACTGTCCACGATCCTGTGTGATAAAACGCAGAACACGAACCCACTGTTCTTCCGTGTCCTGGTGGCTTACTACTTTTCAGTGGTGGCCAGTATGATGCGGTGCCAGCTACAAACGCACGAAGGTGATCGCAAAATACCGGTCAACTGTTACGCCATTAACCTGGCTACCAGCGGTGCCGGTAAAGGTAAGTCCACGTCCATCATGGAAGAACAAGTCATCGGGCAGTTCCGTACTCGTTTCACTGACGAGACCTTTCCTATCCTGGCGGAAGAAAACATCCCCAAGCTGGCAAAACGTCGCGCCGATCGGAACCAAACCGATCCAGATGAAGAGTTGGATAAGGCCATCGCCGAGTTCAAGAACATAGGCCCAATGCTGTTCAGTTTTGACAAAGGCTCTGAAGCCGCCATCAAATCGGCACGGCAAAAGTTACTGATGGCCAAAGCCGGCGCCATGAACCTGCACATTGACGAGATTGGTTCCAACTTGACCGGTGCCATGGAAGCTCTAACGGCTTACCTGGAACTGTACGACGTGGGCCACATCAACCCCAAGCTCACCAAGAACTCCAAGGACAATCCTCTACAGGAGCAAATCCCAGGCAAGACACCGGCCAACGCCATGATGTTTGGCACACCGTCTAAGTTGTACAACGGCGGCAAGACCGAAGAAGAGTTTAACTCGCTGTTGGACACAGGCTTTGCCAGACGGTGCATCTTTGGTTACGTGAAAGGTCACGAACGCAATAAAGATCAGAACGTACACGAACTCTACGCCATGCTCACAGACACGGCCAGTAACGAGTACCTGGATGAAGTGGCGGATCACTTTGAAGGTCTCGCTGACATCATCAACGTCAACAAAACGGTGGTGATGAGTAAGCGGGTAGCCAAGCTGTTTCTACAGTACAAGCTCAACTGCGAAGCCATTGCAGACACGTACCCAGAACACGATGAAATGAAAAAGGCAGAAACCTCTCACCGGTTTTTCAAGGCCATGAAACTGGCCGGCACCTACGCGTTTGTGGATGACTCAGGTGAAGTCACCGAAGCTCACTTTGAGAACGCCATCAAACTGGTGGAAGAATCGGGTGAATCGTTTCACAACATCCTGACCCGTGATCGTAACTACGCCAAACTGGCCAAGTACATTGCGAACGCAGGCCGTGAAGTGACCCAAGCGGATCTGATGGAAGACTTGCCGTTCTACCCCAAGGCCAGTGGCCAGCAACGTGATCTCATGGTTCAAGCCATGGCTTACGGGTACCAGAACAACATCATCATCAAGAAAGCCTTCAACGACGGTATCGAGTTTCTACGGGGTGAAACCCTACAGAAGACCGACATTGGCGCCATGCGTGTGGCCTACAGCACAGACATTGCTGTGGGGTATCGCAACGAAACAGCGGCCTTCACCGACCTGCACAAGATGACCCAAGCCAGTGGCGTTCACTGGATCAATCACCACCTCAAAGGTGGCGATTACAGCGAAGGTCATCGCCAGGAAGACGATTGCCTACCTGGGTTCAACATGGTGGTCATCGACGTAGACGGCGGTGTGCGAATGGAAACCGCCATGATGCTGTTGAAAGAGTTCAAGTCCATGGTGTACACCACCAAACGTCACGATCCAGACAATCAACACAGGTTTCGCATTGTGTTGCCCATCAACTACGAGTTGAAGCTGGACGCCAAAGACTTCAAAGAGTTCATGGAGAACATTTATAAATGGCTCCCATTTGAAGTCGATGACGCCACTGGACAACGTGCCCGCAAGTGGATGTCCAACGCCGGCCATTATGAGTACAACGATGGAATGTTGTTGGATGTGCTGCCGTTCATACCCAAGACCGCTAAAAACGAAGACCGTAAGAAATTCGTTGATAAGCACCAGTCTCTGGACAACCTGGAACGTTGGGTCATCAACAACACCGGTGACGGTAACCGCAGTAACCAATTAATCAAATACGCTTACATCCTGTTGGATGCCGGCTTTGATTTTGACGGTGTGCGTACACGGCTTCTGGATCTCAACGACAAACTTCCCAGCAAACTTTCTGAAGCAGAAGTGATGGGCACCATTATGATAACGGTCTCCAAGGCTCTGGCCAAACGCGCTGCTTAAACTCTCCAGTCTCACAGGGGCACTCCGTGCCCTTTTGTGAATCTCGCAAGCTATAGGACACACCCATGACACAAACCTGTAACGACCACCTGGTTTTACTGGTGGGCAAATCTGCCGCCGGTAAATCCGCATCACTGAAAGACATCAAAAACCCCGAAGGTGTCTGGTACATGAACTGCGAATCGGGTTATTGATTAGCCCCGACATACGGTAACGTATGTTAGTTATCCATTGAATTGCTGGAAAGCCCTTAGAGCCTTCTGAACCACAACGCAACTGGCAACAGTAAACGTGACGGTTTAAAAATCAGAAGGATTGGGTAATCAGCAGGCAAGACACAATATGTAAGACTTCTCAATTCAAGTATGGGATGCTATATAAACACTGAGTACATTGGAGTTGCTATGGTAGACCACACTGAAAATACAGACACAGGTATATACCGTGTTACTAAAGAAGGTAAAGTTTTCACCCAGACAAAACGTAAAATCCCTTTAGTTGGTAAAGGTATGGAGTTCACCGGTGTGTTTAAACACATCCTTGAACCTGAGCGTGCGATGACTTACATCAATAACAACAGGGGCTATCTTTCTGTTGTTATTAGGCGCAAGACGCACATGATACATAGGCTTGTTGCACAAGCCTTTATACCTAACTTACTGGATAAACCGTTTGTAAATCATTTAGATGGTAACAAACATAACAATCATGTTGATAATTTAGAGTGGTGTACTACCGCTGAAAACAATCAACATGCACGGGAAACCGGGTTACATTTACAACCTAAAGGGCACAAACTGAACTACAAAAGCAGTGTCACAAAATCTAGTGCTCTGGCCAACTTGAAAGACAAATCTAAGTTGACCGAAGAACAGGTACGTTATGTACGTCAAGTCCATAAACCACGTACCAAAGATTATAGTGCTACCGCCTTAGCTGAACAGTTTGGAACCAGTGTTGTTGCTATGTGTAAGATTGTTAAAGGTGAAACTTATAAACATATTGTGTAAGCTTCAACGACTATCCCGCAAGGGAGTAGGATCAAGTGATCCGAAGCAGTGGACACCCTTAAAAGGGTGAAGATATAGTCTGGTCTTATGTGAAAGCATAAGCTGCAAGTAATGTTGCGGGGGAGGTCTAACGAGCCTCCTTGAACATATCGAAACGTTTACCTTTTCGCAGCAAGTTCAAAGAATTTGTTGTCACTGATCCCATGCAAGTGTACGAAGGGTTTCAAGCCGCAGAAGGCGATCCAACGTGCCATACCATTATCGTGGATTCCCTTACCTACATGATGGACATGTACGAATCCCTATATGTATTAAACTCTGCAAACGGGATGAAAGCTTGGGGCGACTTCGCGCAGTTCTTCAAAGTGTTGATGGCTCAACACGTTGCAGCATCCACCAAGAACGTAGTGTTTACAGCACACACACTGGATACCTTAAACGAAGGTGAAATGGTCATGGAGACCAAAGTACCCGTCAAAGGTTCCCTCAAGAACAACGGTATCGAATCGTTCTTCTCCTGCTGTGTGTCGGCTAAAAAAGTCAGATTGAAAGACTTAACCAAGTACGAATCTGACCTGCTGACCATCACCGACGAAGAGGAAATGCTCGGCTTCAAATACGTATTTCAAACCAAGCTCACCAAAGAAACTGTAAACGAACGTTTACGTGGGCCCATGGGCTTGTTCGATAACAAAGAAACGTACATCGACAACAACATCCAGTTGGTCTTTAACCGGCTGTCCGAATACTACGCCTGAGCATCCTGCATCAGTCGTTAACCCTCACACTCAAAAACCCGTAAGGATTTGCCTATGTCACTTTTAAATGCAGCAAAAATCGACGAAACCATCACCACTGAAACCGACTCCGTTGGCGGCGGCGGTGTATGGGAAACAGCTTTGTACCCTGTTGAGATCACCATGGCGTACCTGGAAAAGAAAGCCAGTGGCGCCGTATTCATGAACGTGATCTGCAAGAACGATGCCGGTCAGGAATACAAAGAAGGCTTGTGCCTTGCGTCAGGCGATGCCAAAGGCAACAAGAACTTCTACGAGACCGCCAATGGCGAGAAGAAGTACCTGCCAGGTTTCAATCACGCCAACAGTCTGTCACTACTGACCGTAGGCAAAAACCTTGCTGAACTGGATACGGACTTGAAGATCGTCAATATCTACAGCTTTGAAGCCAAGAAAGAAGTCGGTACCGAAGTCGAAGTGGTCATGGGCCTACTGGGTCAACGCGCCATCCTCGGTTTGCAAAAGCAGATCGTAGACAAGAACGCCAAAGGCGATGACGGTAAATACCACGCCACCGGTGAAACACGCGAGTCCAACGAGATTGATAAAATCTTCCGTGAGAAGGACCACATGACCACCGCTGAAATCCTGGCTCAAGCAGACGCGCCTGTGTTCTACACCACTTGGGAAAAGAAGTGGACCGGTAAGACACGCAACAAAGCCACCGCAGCCAATGACGCGAATGGCGGAACAGCCGGCGCCCCAAGTGCCGCTAAAGCCGGTGGCACTCCCAAGCCGACCAAATCCCTGTTCGGTTAATCAACCCCAGTGTCGGGGCTCTCAGGAGCCCTGACCAACAATAAGGATCAACAATGTCAGAGATTAATGTAGAAGAGTCGATCCAAGCAAAAGGTTTGACAGCGCCACGTGTAACGCCTGATCACATCAAAGCTCTGCACGGTCGTGTGAGTTATGTGTTTGATAACGTTGGCACCAGCACGTTCTGTCATGCGTTTCTGGATACGTCGTTTTACCTGGCTACCGGACACAGCGCCTGTGTCTCACCTGAAAACTTTGACCAAGCTGTTGGTGAAGACATTGCCCATCGCAACACTGAGTCACAGGTAAACCAAAAGCTGTGGCAATTTGAAGGCTATCGCCTGTACGCGCAACTCAACGGGGAGGCACCTTTCGAGTGATCCCTACTCTGAAGTTCTACCAGTGCATCAAACAGGTTCATGCAGAACCCATGCCTTACGGTGAGTTCAAAATCTCTATCCGTAAAGTACGGGACATGGGCCAGATTGATCCCATGGAGCCTGGTTACCACGTCATCTACGGCAAGGGCACCGCCAATGAGTACCACTCATGGTCACCCAAGCAATCGTTCGATGAGGGCTACCTAGAGATCCCTGCCGGTACGTCCAAAACCATCTCAACAGGCGGAGGCAAGGTCAATTGAGCGAAGGCATTCTTGCGGTAGACCCAGGGCTCACAGGGGCTCTGGTGATCATCAACAAGGCTGGAAAGTACATTGACCATTTGCACATGCCCAGCATCAAGATTGGCACAAAGAACCGTGTCAACGGCGCTGCTATCAATGCCTGGCTCAAGACCTGGCCAGGGCTTTCCCACGCCTACGTTGAGAACGTTCACAGTATGCCCACAGACGGTGCGGCCCGTGCCTTCTCATTCGGTCACTCCACAGGGGTGATCCATGGACTGATCGCTGCATCGGACATACCCATTACACTCGTGGCCCCCGTGGCTTGGAAGAAGCATTTCAATCTCACTGGAACTGACAAAGACGCAGCCCGATCCAGGGCCACTCAGTTGTTCCCTGCGCTGCGTGAACTGGATAAGAAGGGCAAAGGGCAAGCAATCGCTGACGCCCTGTTCATCGGCCTCTACGGCGCCCACAAGTACAACCAACCTCAAACCAAAGCGGCATAAACCACTCACAAGGAACCACTATGAGAACCACTATGAAAATCAATATCACGATGGATCAAGCCAGCATCGAAACGGCCATCAAGGACTACGTTGCCAAGAACGGTATCGACAGCCCTGTACAAGAAGTGAAATTCACCATCAGCCGTAAAGGCGGCACCAGTGTCGATGCGGAAATCATTTTGGGCATCGCTGCTGTGAACGAAGAAGCCATCGTACCTGAAGCCGCAGAAGTGCCGGTTAACCCCGTTAAATCCGTGTCCAAGGCAAAGCCAGAACCCAAAGTGCCTTCAAAAGCAAAAGGGTTTGAACCTACCCAACCCGTCGTCGATGACGAACCTGCGATCGACCATGTAAAAATGGAAGACACAACACCTCCGTTTGAAGTGGATGCCGTTAACGACAGCACCGTTGACGAGCCGGCACAAAGCAAGTCACTGTTTGGTTAATAGGTAAACGCTATGGCATTCCTTGAAGTTATAGCTGCCCTTTTCCTCACTGGCGTCATAATTGGTATCATGCTATTCGGTGGTGTCATCGGAACGGTCCTCTACCTGGTAGGGGGCATTGCCGTTGTGTTCGTGTTTGTGTTGATTGCCATTAAAGAAATGCGCGATCGTGGAAAGCCGCAGTGAAAAGAAAGCCCCTATCTCTAGGGGCTTTCTTGTTTTACTTCATAAAGTTCATTGCCTGAAGTGGTACAGCCTCTGCTGCGGCACCTGGTAACCCGATCGCACCGGCACTGAACGGATTGCTTGACCGGTTCCAGAAACCCGACTCAACAATTGTTGGGACAGATTTGAACATGTCACTGAACAGAACCAGTGCTAACGCCCTTGCAGGGTTTTCACGGTAAAGCCTGAACAAAAACTTCTGAATCCTTATGTAGTACTTAGTAAACATCACCAAACCTGTGTCATTCAAGTATTGAATAAACCGGTGTGTCGGTACGTCATAATTTACAAACGCATCCTCCACGTACTGGATTGCTTCCTCCTTACTAAGTTGATTTTTCTCACGCTTGGTCACATGCTCATACAATGTATACCGCGCTACAAAGTCACTCATGTGCGTGGTTTGATACAGCATTTTGTACAGTTTGGTGTCGTGTGCTACAACCGCAAACTTCGCCACATCTTTTGCCACTTTAGGCATCCACTGGGTTTTAGAATCCGTGAAGCGTGTCAGCTTGGATTTGTAATTGTACCCATTTTCCTCGGCATCCACGTCCTCAACAATGGTCTGGAACAGTCCAGCTTCGATCAACTCGTTGACAGGGTTGCGCTGAATACCGTCTTTCAGTTCTGTGATCCGCGAATCCACGTCCCCTAAACCATCGGTACGCTTCAACTCTTTCATCAGTTCCAGATGTTGCAACTCTTTAAGGTCTTTTTGGTAAGCAAGTACCCCTTCAATTGCCACACGGTGCGTCTTCACAATAGACCCCAGTGGCACCCCTGCCAGCAACAGTTCCGACACGTTACTGCCAATGTTAGTTACCAGGGTGAACAGGTTTTTGATTACCACAAAGTCTTTGATCATCGTCACGATTTCCATCCACACGTTCTCAGCACGGCGGATACGCAACGCGGCTTTCTTACCCATGAAGGCTTCCATGACGGTAATGAACAACTCTTCACGCATTTTCCGTTCATCGGGATCTTTACTGAATCCGTCCGTCAAACTCTTCTTGCGGTACCCAAAGAACATGTTGTATTGATCCACCGGAACCATCAATGATGAACTTCCCCACTCACTGACAATCTCCTTACGCGTGTCGTCTGGCAGCAAACGGTACGCTTCTCGTATCGTTGGATCGTTGCTGTCTGCACTGACTTTCAAATACCGTTCTGGGTTGCTGTGGCCGTCTGCTTTGTACTGATCGTGCAACGCTTTAATAGCTTCACTGTTGGAACGTTCGGTGTTCATTTTGTCTACCAGGTTGGCAGACATAGCGCCCAACACTTCGTCCATTTTGTTATTGCGGCCCAGGATGTTCTCAGCATCCCGTACTGACGCTTCCATCATGTACCGGTAATTGACCACGCTGCCACGCTCGTTTAACAACGGAACCATGCGCTTATTGGTCTGTGTTGATGGGTTGTACCCACTGTCAGGCAGGAACATATTTTCGATGCCTTTGGACAACTTACCTGCAACAGTGGCGTTGGTTGCCGTGTTCGCAGTGCTTGTAAAGCCGGCGTTATCCGCCCGACTCAAGCCACCGTGCAACAGCGAACCGCTGGTGCCTTTACCGGTGTTTGAAAACACACCGGTTACCCAACTTTTCTTGCCGCCGTCCTCAATCACAAACAAAGTCTTTTTAACTTGATCAGGGTCTATTGGATCGCGTTCAAGCAATGGACCTTTGGTGGCACCCATGGCAATTAGGTTTTCAGCGTCTACCCCATCGGCCATCACTACTTCACGGTAAGGATTAGTGATCTCCCAGGTGTAGCCTTTCACAAAGTGAACGCTTTCATCTGAGAACAACGCTTTCTTGGCATCGTCCTTTAATTTTTTGTGAAGGCGCATAACCATCTCAACGCCACTTTGATCCCCTCGTTGGTTTTCCCGTGTCATCACCGCTGCACCCGTTTTCTTATCGGCTGTGGGCGTGTGCTGAATCGCGTACAGGCTGATAAGTTGATCAAGGTGTTCTGTAACTTCATCCACTTTCGTTTTGCTTAACGTGTTGGCTTTTGAAGTGCCGTACATCTCAGCCAGGTTACGGGCGTTCATCATCAGGTTTTCATTGCGATTGATGTTCGTCGCCATGTAGTAACCCATGTCTTTTGCACCGCGTATCCAGTAATGGCTCTGCTTACCGCTACCATAAACCAGGGCTTCGTATTTCTGGATCGCCGTGGCCAATGTCTTCGGATTGCGAACCAATTGGATCAACTCGTCCATGGAGTACTCTCTACGCAACTCAACCATATCGGTACGCAGGTTCAAACGCGTAATCGCAGCCTTGTCAGCGTCGGTCAAGTACTTACCTTCGTTTTCAAAACTGGTGAGGATGCTGTCCTGTACGTGTTCATCTACTGCCTTGCGTTCTTGCTCATGCTTGTTGGCGCCACGCAGCAAGCCATAGGCTACGGCGTTGGTGTCATTGGCACCACGGATCTCATTGACCACCGCCGATAGAATGCCCTGACGATTACGAAACATTTTGTTACGCACATCCTGCAAAACAGAGAACACGGCGTCTGCACGGTCTTTTGCTACTACTCGCATCGTGACACCCGCAGCTCTAACCAGGCTGGTTTTTGCTTCGGTAAAGAATTTACTCTTACCGATGTTGTCCATTCTGTCCCGCATACCCTCGTTAGCAGACTCAATAGCGCCTGACAAAGCAGTTGTGACTGTGGACTTGTTCCGAGCCAGTTGAGTACGGCGCTTTGCTTCTATATTAACCAACTGGTTCATCAAGGCATCCAGCTTGGCGTCAGCGTTTTGACCACCAAACGTCTGCGTCAACTTCCCGCTTACCGTGTCCATCAGTTGGCGGAACAACGTCAACAGCATGTCACCCAGTTTTTTGCCTCGCAAGCCAGTGTCTGTGCGTGCGGTTGGCACCTGCATCAAATCTCGCAAAGGCTTGTACGCCAGACCCATAGCGGCAAATTGCGTCAGGTAATTGGATTTACCGTCTGCGGTTGCTTGAGGCTTAAAGATCAGGCTGTACACATTTTTAGCTTGTTGTTTTTCCTCGTAAGTGGCCTGGGCCCAATCACCGGAGTAAAAGTCTTGTGGCTTCAAGTTGGCCTTGGTTTCTCTGAACAGCTTGCCCAGCTCTCGGTACGCGATTGAGGAACTGTCCAGTGACGCGATCATGGAGGCTTCAACCTGCTCGATCACAAACGCTTCCTGGTCTGAGATACCGATAGGCTGGCCAATGACTTTTGACACAAACGGCATGTTGCCCATCAACGCTTCAATGAATCGGTCTTCACTGCTGTAGTTGGCTCGATCCGCTACCTGATTTTTAAACGTGCCATACGGTCCGTGGATCTTATCGACGATCGTACCCAGTACCGTCTTCAAGTGATCTGTGTACTCAGCGTCGTGGGTTGTAGCCTGACGCTTACCCACTTCTTCAAACACTTGCTTGGTGGTGTAATCCTTCACAGTGTTGAAAGGATCGGCCGACCGGTTGTGCAACGTAGAACCTTTCAAGGTCTTGGTGCTGCTTTGACTGGCCATGTGGAACAGGCCGGTGGCATTGGTCACCAGTGCTTCAAAGGCGGTTGTCATACCGTCAGCCGTCTTCTGTGATACCGGCAACGTACCGATCAACAGCTTCACGACCTTCTTGGCAAAGGCTTTCCAGCCACTCTGTACCGCTTCCGCCGAAGTCGTGTCCTGAACTTCCACAACGTTCAACACGTTCTTCTGGAACTCAAAGTTAGTCATGCCCCAGGCCACAAACTCGTGCAGGTTCTCCATGGCATCGACAGACTGAGACTTCAGGCTCTCATTACCTTCCTGGTTCAAGTAGGTTTCAACAGACGCCATCAACGCTTCAAGCTCCGCCACAGTCTTCGCCGCGTCACTCTTGGGGTTGTTCTGGCCCTGGTCAATCAAGCCGGCCAACGCACGGTGAACCAGCTCGTGAATCACCACTTCTGGCTGAACCATGGAATGAATGAAGTCCGAACTCTTAATACCAATGTGTTCGTTGCCGGCATCGGGTTCATACCAGGCCCGTGAACGTGTCACAGAGCCTTCTGGCAAACCGGTTGGCGCCGTGTCACGCGTGATGTACCGGATAGGGAGATCGCCTGGTACAGACTTCCTGACCAGTTTCAACATCATGCGGTAGAACCGATCGTTGTTGGTCTTACTGGTTTTCAGACCCTCTTCCAAATGGTCAATCAATTGGCTCGCCTTCAGATTCGGCGTGCTGCTCAGGAAGCTCTCAAGCTCTGTGTCTGGCGAGTTAATGGCTTCGCCCAACACACCCCAAGGCGTCAACCGTGAACCGTTGTAATAGGTATCCAGGGAATCAACGACGGTCGCCGCTTGTGCCGGACTGACGGTGTTTCTCAATGCCTCGCCCAACAGAACGTGGTGTTCTTTCATGTACGCCTGCACCGGAACCAGACGACTCTGAAGATCCGCGTCCATGTCCATGTCGGCCGCAATGAGATCCATCACATTCAATACCTGATAACTCATGTCCGTCACACTCGGCGGCAACACCTGCGGGTTATCACGGGTAAGGGTTTTGATCCAGTTGCCTGTATTGGCCCGCGTCTTAACGTTGCTTTCCCCTGGGTACACGGTCTCCAGTGCAGCGTCCAGTGAGCCTTTGCGTGTGATGGCTTCAGCCAGTAACTTCAATTTACGGAACGTGCCCTTGTCGATGTCACTGACAGAACCATTCTGCTTAAATTGACGAGTAAGGTTTGCTTCTGTTCGCGCAACCGCATCGCGTAGGCCTGCGGCCAGCTCTGCGTTGCTCCGGTCTGTGGTGGGTGCTACAGGCTTAGGTACAACAACCGGCGCGTCCTCGATAGGCATCAAGCCGCGTGACCCTTTGATCGTCCATTCGATCTGCTGGGCTTTCCACAGGTTCTTGACGACCGTGGTGTTACTGCGTCTTTCACCATCAGTGGACAGTCCACCGTGTTGCTCGGCGTAGACTTCTGCACGACGATCCGCAGTGGCTTTACGCATCTTGTCCGTGACCATGTACGCGCCACCCTGATCACCTTTCTCAACCGGCGCCTGTGCGTACTGATCCACATATTCAGTTTCAATCATGGAACTCAGCTTGGTGATCTCTGCCGTGTACGCCACTTCGTTCACTTGCTGTAGCAAGTAGCTCAGTGTGTTCAGATTGCTGCCACCGGCTTTCAAAATGTCCAAGTGTTCTTTCTGGTTTGGATTCAAACGCATACCAAACACTTGCTTTTTATACGCATCACCATCTGCTGTAAAAGCGTCTTCGTACACACCGTCAATGACGTTACGTAGGCGTTGCTGCAACTCAGGAGAGTCTTGTACATCTTCCATCAGTTCGTGGATACCGTCCACGGTGCGATCCAGTGTGGCTTTCATTTCCAACGGTAGTGAGAACTTCAGCATTACCTGGTAAGTGGCTTCGTTCAAGTTACGGGCACCCTGCACAATGTCGGCCACACTCAAACCGTTTGCATCGTGGATGTTTAACGCGTCCAGTTGCTTGTACGCCAAAGCAGAAATAGCCGCGTCCACACTGTGTACCGCAAGAATCAGTGACCGTACACCGGGATCACTCAACAGATCCTGATAGCCTGGCGCCTTACTGGTCTGGTAATCGGGTTTTGCATTGGTCGGGAACTCACCTTCGTTGTGAGGAACCTTTTTACCAAAGCGAACGTCCTGACGGTACATGCTGTTTTCTGCATCCAGACGTTTACTCTCGGTGGGTAGAAACAGTCCTGCGTCCAGATCGTTGTCCAGACGTGACATGCCGGTGTGCATGGTCGGTGACAGTTTACTCAAGCTGTCTGCAATGACTTTTTTACTGGCCGGCTTCAGGTCTACCAACGCAAAGTTTTCGCCTTTGCGGCTGACGTTGTAAGCCAACTCGCCAGATTCAATCTGACGTTCACGTTCTTTTTCAATTTTGTAATCGTAGATTTCTTTGTACAATAGCGCAGACGCCTGGGCCGCTTGGTTCAGCACCGCACGACGTTCCAGAAACACGGAATACATACTTTCCATGGCGTTCTCAACGGCTTGACCTACTGTACCGTTTTCGTGATGTTTGATGCCCGTGAACGCTTGTTTCATCGCGTTCAACTGTTCAGGTGAAAATTCAAAATCCATGATCTCGCTGTACTTCATGTTCTTATTCAGTTTCAGCTTGTCCCTGGAATTGGTGCCATTTTCGTTATTTGGGTACAAGCCTGTAATCATGTTGTTTACGTTGGTAACCCACTGACTGGCAAACTCATCCATTTCATACTGGATCGGATCTTGTAGATTGAAATTGCTCACCAGTGAGTACATGTCATCTACCAACTCATCGGCCATGGACTTCACGCCACCTTTAACAGTCTGGCCAAACATCATGCCGGTCAACGGTGTTTTGATAAAGTTACGGCCCACACCACCCACTTTAATGTCACCCGTTTCACTGTCTTGGGTAAACATTTGTCCACCTTTAAAAGTGGCTCACTGCACTCAAGACTCGCGTTTTTTTGCTTGTTGCCTTTTGACACTCTTCAACAATCCCTTGATCACCTCAGTCACCGTGGTCTCATAAAAGATCCGGTTCTTTGGCTTCTTTATGGTCCACGTAATTTTA